CTCGCTGGAGATCGTATAGAAGCCGACCTCTGCCTTGGAACCGCGAATGTATCGTGCCGTGGGCTGCCCACGGAACGTCATCGTCAGTGCCCTAGACTGCGGCTCGACGTCCACGATCTTGATCAGTGTGTCGTGGTTGACGGAGCGCTGGCAGTCACTGCGCGTGACCTGCTCCGGTGGAACGATCTTGCGGGCGTAAGAAACCTCGCGCAGACGGTCACGGATATAGCTGCCTCCGTACTCCGCCATCTTCTCTTTGCCCTCTGAAGAACCGAGCTTCTGCGTAAAGAGCTCGTTCAGTACACGCGCCGGAACACTCATGGTATTTTCCTTTCTCCTTCCTGCCTGGGTTCCGGTCTACGAGGCCCAGCCCGAGATGAACCGGAGTTGTCCACCATTACTGGTGGGAAGTCGTGTGCAGTAACCAACAATGGGATCCACGTCGCCGCCACCTGGCGCGCCGTGTCCAACAAGCCCGGTGAAGTTACGTCCACCGAACGTAATGGTCGCCACCTTCAGCGGCTGCATGATGAACGTGATCGCAGCGCCACCGTGTGGCGTCGCAGTCACGTCGAAGATGCGCGTGTCGAACTCGTACTCGCCTCTCCAGAGGAGCGGCACTGCAGTTCGCGACATCGCCTGGACATCCGACCGGCCACGCTCAGCCCAAACAGGGAAGGAGCGAAGACCGACAGAGGCAGCTGCGGGCTTGTAGGCGCCGACAGAGGTGATGTCCGTAGCGCGAATGACCTTGTAGTTGACATCAAGGACCATCCACTCGCCATCAACGAGCACGACCGGGTTGAGCGGATTCGCGAGCGTCGGATCAGTGAGCGAGAAGTCTCGCTTCTGAATCGGAAGGATATCCGAAACGTTCGTGAAGTTTACTTTCTGCAGAGTCGACATGATCTAGTTCCTCCTTGAATCGTTAGTCTTAGGGCTATTACCCGCCGACAATGAACTGCTCCAGAGCCGACGAAGCAGAGGAGACCCCAGATTCGTCATTATTGAGAGACGCGAACTTCGAACCCATATCCGGACCGACGAAATCCACAGCAGCTTCGATGGTGTCGAGCTTGCCTGCAGCTGCATCTTTCTCAAGACGATCCGCAAGAGCGTTGACGTCAATGTCTGCATTGATGCCCTTCGTATGCATGACATTAGCGAGCTTCACGACACGATCTCGCTGATCTCGAGAGGCAAGCTTCTGCTCAAGATCATTGATATGCACTGCCTGCTCACGAAGAGCAGTCGCTGCGTCCATGAGTACTTCTGCGGCTTGGGCGTTGCTGAGCTTGTCCATGATCTTCTCCTACTGAGCCTCTGCAGCGCCAGCTTCTGCAGCGAGCTTGGACAGCAGCACCTTTGCGGCTGCCGTTTTCACGCTAGTCGCAACCGGGGGCGGGGGGGATGCCGGCGCTGGGGCAGGCGGAGCCGCGGCGGCTTCTTTCACAACCGCTTCGGCTGCGACAGCAGGATCTACAGTAGCCTCGGCGAACTTCGTACCTGCCTGCGCAGTGTGCTTGAAGGCGTCACGAAGCACGCTGTCATGCTCCATCGACATCATTGGCTCCTTGATGTACTTCGCCATGTCGGTTTTGCGTTCGGCGTATGCCTGACCGCGCGTTGTATTGATTGCACTTGTGGCAGATGCGACCAATCCAGTGGGGCCCTTGGGCGCACCACCAACCGGAGCGCCACCGGGCTGACCTGCCTGGCTAGTCTGCGGAGGCTGAGCCGCACCAGCGGAGATGTGCGCCGGATTGATCGCGTCTTCCGCTGCCTTTACACGCGAAGACATGTAGTCAGCCAGCGAGGCGTGCTTGTCCTCTTTGTTCTCAGGCTCACTCTTATGCGCAGCTTCCGCGTGCTCAAGACCTTCCTTGGCCGCTTCGAGACCCTTGGTCTCTTCCTTCTCAGGATTCGCGATCTTCGCAGCAGCAAGCTTCGCATGCACGATCTCGCCGACACTAGCGGACTTCTTACCGTAGTTCGTCTGGATCATATGCTCATGCTCACCAGGCGCATGATTGAGATTCGTCTCGGCCTTGGTTGCGCCGTGCTCCGTAGGAAGGCCCTTCTCATTCCCAGTGTGCATAGGAATGACAGCCTTGGGCGTCGCCTGGCCTTTGTGATCTGGGAGCAGTGTCGACGCAGTCGCCTGCGATACACCAGGAGGGCTGGTGACCAAGTGCTCCGTCAAGCTGTACGGCCCGCCGAGATGCCCCTCTGCATTCTTCAGAAGCTCTGCGGCGATGTGATCTAGGGCGCCGGCAAGCTTCTCGACAAGGGCCGCGGTCTTGACGGCAGATCCCGTCTTGGCGCACACGCAGGCGTCCTTCTCTTTGCCGCACTTCTCGCATGTCTTTGCTTCGGCCGTCTTCTCTGCTTGAAGACTCGCCTCGTTGTTGACACTGGTTCGGCGCGCGGCGTCTACCATCGCAGCCTTCACCAAGTCTTGAAGCATCGGTCGACCAGCCATGTTTCCCATTGAATTCTCTCCGTCCGCGGAAGCCCGCTTCGGCAACATCTCAGCGCCTCTAGGAGGCATAGACTTTTGCGCTTCTGATCCAGCGTCCGGTTGAAGTGGGGTACCAGTATTCACTCGCGCATAGTTGGTACGTGGGGAGACACCCTTCGGACCCGTCATACCCGCCGCGAACGTGGGTGTGATGCTTGGTGTTGGAAGAGGGGAGGCTGCGGACGCGGCTGTGGCAGAGGGCGGTGCGTCCGCTTTCTTCAGCCAGCCGTTCATGTCCTATGCCTCCCATCGTCCTTCTCCTTACTGATTCCAGGTGACCGGATAGCCCACCGCTTCCAGCAGTTCGAGTGCGCGAGTATAGATCGCAGCCTCGGCCGTAGCCGCAGTGGCGATCTTCTCACTGGGCGCGACGAGCCCTAGTTCGAGAACGGCGGCAACCTTGCGGCCGGCCTCTTCAGGATCGAAGCCGCCTTCATTGGCAATATGCACAGCCTGCTCGGCAGCAAGCTGATCAATTGCAGAACCTTCCTTGTCTTTCATGGCGTGATGAACGGCAGCCGCACCACCAGCCACACCAGCAGCGCCGCCAGCGGCAGCCGCACCTGCAATTGCTTTTGCCTTACCGGGCGTCACAGGACCTGCGCCATGCGCAGCGTGGTGGATAGCCGCTCCAGCGTTCGTCGCATGCTCACCGACACTCTTTGCAGCGCCAGCAGCGTGGCTCTTCACATGATCAAGGCCCTTCTTCAGAGCATCCCCTGCGACATGCCCAACAGACTTGGCCGCAGTGTAACCGGACTGCGTATCGCGTACCTTGTTTGCTTCCTTGTCCAGAGTCGACTCTGCATCAGAGGCAATCTTTCGCAGCTCTTGGCAGTAGGAATGGGCCATGACGCGACCGAGGAAGTCGGCTTCGGCGATCTTCTCGCTCTGTGCTTTCTTCTCCTCGTGCTCCTTCTTGGCCTCTTCGAACTTCTTCTTCTTCTCGTCGTGCTCCCCCTCTTCGTGCTCTTCCTTTTTGGGAGGGAACTCCGCGCTCTTGTCGAGCCACGTCGCGTAGAGCTCATTGACCTGCTCAGGCGACATCGACCCGAGATCGATGTGCTGATCGGTTGCAAGCTTCATGAAGAGCTCAACCGAGGCCTGCTTCGCAATGTCTTCGCTTGCGGCTGCAGCGGTCTTCACGCTCGCGTCCGTACCGTAGTACTGCGCAAGAAACTGATCCATCGTCTCACTGGCCATTTCGGTATCCTCCAGAAGCTCTCTTTTGAGTAACCGACGTGTTCCTTGAGGGGTGTACCCTCTCCACGAAGGCAGGTGCGTCAATTCCGACTTCATCCAGGAAGGCGAGTTTGAAGTAACTCGCACTCAGTGGAGTGAATACAGCCTCAACTGGTGCCGCTGCAAGCTTGCTCAGTTGCTCATTAGGCGACATCGCCATAGACGATATCAGTTCCTGAGCATGAGTAACAAGTTCCATGACGCCAGTCCTATATCCGTTGTACGCAGCTCCCATCTTACGCAGTACATTGTTAGAAAGGGAAGAAGTCTCACCTTTCTTTTCTTTGGGGTCTCCAGTAGCTACCAATATACGCCGCTCTATTGACGGCCCTAAACCAGAACGCTCGGACACCATCGGCAATAACATTCTAGCCAGAACGCGTGAGAAGAACTCTGGGCCCATGGGTACATCCAGCTTCTCATTGCTCTTTGGGAATACTTTGCCATCTCGATCCAACTCATCTGCCAGTGGGCGATTACCCATCTGAATGAGCATGATGCGCTGGAACTCGCGCGGCCTTAGAACCATACCCAAACCAGTGGGCGTGGACAGGGCTTCTTCTAATGGTGAGGCGCCCATCGCATCTAGTACATCACGTGGAAGGTCGCGCTCGCTATGCGTCAGAAGCGGCACTGCTTTACCAGCAAACTGACTGGGCACTACATCTTTGATGATCTCTGCGTCTTTGTCCCTGCCCAGTTTACCAAGGAACGCGTGCTTCAGCGTCTCATCGGTAACAGTCGCGGACTTCACCAGCTCAATACCGCCAGGAGCAAACTCAGGCAGTAGGATGTCATCATCTTGCGTATAGCCAAGCTTCTCCGCCAGCTCCGCGCCTCCTAGAAACCAATAGCACTTGCCCTCACCGGCGATCTTCATCATCGCCTTGGCGGTTCGATCCGCGCCTATGAAGACGAAGCTGATATCGAAGAATTTAGGGTAGTCATTGAAGACAAACACCTTCCTGCCATCAGGCAGGATATGGTTCATCTGCTTGCCGGCATGCGCACAATAATCTTTTCGTGTGATGGAGACTCCGCGAATGCCCTTACCGTCTTTCTTTATGAGCGCCTTGTGGTAAGCGAGTACCGCATCACCTGGAGACTTGTGCCTCTCAGATGAGAACATCGCCTGCGCCTTACGGTAGGTGTCCCAATCTAAGCATATGGAGCACGTATCAAACGGAACTTTGCAGTTGTGGACGGCGAGATGCTCTGCGACGTAACTCTCACTGCCTTCAACAGAAAAATTGAACACGTCGTCTTTGTAGCGACTCTCTTCGATTTCTAGTACAGGCGCCATTAGGTAGCGTGTGCCCTCGTATTGATAAAAGAACCGCTGCCCGCGCAGTCGCAGTGACGCACGTACGGGCTTGCGCGTAAATGGCGCTAGCTTTTCGGAAAAGTCAGTACCCACCCAGACTTGATATTCTACTGTTTCCTTGCGTACGACAGACCGTTCGGACGGCTTGTGATCTATCTCATTCACGGAGGCGATCAGCCCGCAGCGAGCTAGTATTAGAAAGAGCTGCTCCGAAAGCTGCTCAGACGAAGTAGAGAAATAAGCTGAGCCTTTATACGTACCACCATCGCCATCCAGATATGCGCCTAGGAAGTGCATTTGAAGGTCCGTGCGCATATGAAGCGTCTCTACTGAAAGGCGCTTCTCCTTTGCGTACGAACCACAGAACGCCTGGCAGCGCTCTCCTATATATTTGGATATGACGTGCACATAACGACCACCTTTCTCGGGGCGCTCGTCGTGCCATACAACTTCCGATCCTAACGCTCGAGCTAGTTGTTCTATGTCCTGAGCGATCTCGCGCTCGTTTAGATTCAGGCAGAACGTGATGTGCGCGTTGATCTGCGCACCATAGTTCTCCACGAATCCCTCTGCGAGGTAGTAGCCAAGTAGACGCGCTTCGTCGATTGAGTTGACCGACTGATTCACCTGCTGCGGCACTGGGAACGCACAATAGTCGCCAACGTCTACTTCGTCCGCGCGCACCCAAGAGAACGAATACTCGGGCGTAGTCTCACACCCAGCGCACCCCTTAGATGCAGACTTTACTAATGGCGTACAGTGCCGCTGCCTTCGCCCCTTATTACTACCGCCTACGGGCGAGCAGTCTAGTTGGTCACCGCGAACGATCCAAATAGGATGCTCGTCTGTAAGCAATAATGGACGCCTGAACCCGTATACCTTGAATGAGTACAAAGCCCCTATGTAGGGACGTCGCATCACCGACGTTACTCTGCTAATCGTTCCGGCATGCGTGAGGACTAGATCAGCCTCTTGCACGTTCTCGATTGTTTTGAACGACCCGTCCGCAAGGGTGATGTGAGTACCAGCAGGGGCGCAGCCCATACTCACGTCCGGCAGATCACCGGCTTTGAGCTTGTCCCATATGCCAGTGCCGCCGAACTCTGAGCACTTGTCTTTATCTACTCGCGTTACTAGCTCCACGCGCTTCATGCGAGGATGCCATGCAGCCAACTCTACTTCGCCGAAGGCCCTAGCAGCATCTTTATTTCTATGGTGCGCGTATGGATGCGCGAAGTAGAAAGTTGGAAATCCATACGCCCAATCGCGAGACTTCTCCCTATCGATTAGGGGATTACCGGTCCATTCATCTGGCCTGTGGATGAGCGATGCTTCATTGAACGCATCGCCATTGATATTGCTACCCCACCACTCAGAGGCGCCCATCGCGTTCAGCAGAACGTACTGAGAGTCCGGACTGGGCTTCAGACCTGCGATGTATTTTGCTACGTCTGGCAGTAGCGTAGGCGCAGCAACCTTCTCAAAGACACTATCAGCAGGACCGAAGAGCGGGATTGCGTGAGGACCCTGCTCGTCTTCTCCTTGGAAGAAGGCGACCTTGAGCACGACTACTTCTTCTTCTTGCTACCGCCGCCACCACCACTAAAGGCTGATTGCATCATCCTGTCAGCAAGCGGATGGCGCATCTTGTCGCGGCTCTGTAGAGCCTCCGTAGCAACGCCGCCTGCGCCGCTGGGTTCGCCGACCATACGTCGTACGTAGTTGCTAGCGACCACTGGATCTCTTGTGAAGTCAGGATTGAAGACGCGAAGAGTGGAGAACATTTGACTTACTTGCTTCGGGTCTTCCTGGTGCATCTGCATGACATCGGGCGCGTACTCCAACATAGACTTGAAGTCTCTAGCCTTAGTAGCCGCGTCATAGGCTTTTTGCACTGCCAGAACGCCAAGCGATGCCACACCTGCAGCTGCGACAGTAGCTGCAGATCCAGCTAGGCCTTTACCCGCCATGCGCCCGGCGCCGCGCATTGCGCCCATAGCGTCGATGGGCGAGGCACCGCGCGCCTCGTAGAGTGCACTTGGGCCTATTCCAGTAAAGACCTCACGAGCGCCCTCGCCAAGGCCGCCAAGAAAGCCAGCGCGCTTCTCGAGGTACTCTTCTACTGCGTTCTTACTGGCCACTTTGCACCTCCCACTTATGCCGGATGTTCTGCTCCGTACCGGGGATCTGCTGTGCAACAAGTCGAGCGCCTGCACGTACACCGCGCGCGGGGATGCTCGGGCTATTCTCGATATGAGTCTTGGCTTCATTCGCAGCGATGAGGCCACCTCCAGCCAGCATTACTTTCGGCGCAGCGCTCGCAATAGCGCCGCCAGTACTGCCGCCTATGGCCTCACCTAAAGGGCGCAGGGCTTTGCCGGCACCTCCTGCAAGATCCCAGGCCTTACCCACGGCGTTTGCCTGTTTGAGGTACGCGTTGAGATGCTGCAGCTGCGTGAGCATCTCAGAGCGTGTGGATCTAGTCTCGGCCAGCTTTGAGAGAACGTCACAGAACTCGCCGAACTCCACTACAATCGGATGCTCTGTATTCACGATCTTAGCGCCTGCCGTCTTGTCGATTGACTTCGTCATCGACTCGACACCGTGAAACACGCCCTCTCGCAATAGCCGCGGTGTGATGAGCGTAAAGGCCACCTTGATGTGATCTGGAGAGGGGGAGACTGTCTCCCAGGCCTGCATGATCTCACCAAGTGACACACCGGTAAGAGCCGCTTGCTTCACTTGGTGATACACACGATCAGCGAGATCAGCGTAGGCGATCTCCAGACCACTGAGCTGAGACTGCAGATGCTGCTCTGCACCAGCCAGTTTGTCCTTCAGGTCGACGACCTCGGCGTTGGGGTTCTCATACGGTAGCTCCGCAGCCGCAGTCTTCCCAAAGAGGTCATGCAGCAACTGCTCTTCTTTGACGCTGGCGTGTTTTCGCGAAGAAGGCTCGGACTCGTAATCGAGCATGCCCCTATCGAACACCGACCCACCACCGCCATCATTGAGATCCTTCAGTATCTCAGAGGCATCAGCCGGCCCACCTTGAAAGTCGACTACCTTACTGGTCGTCCCTTCCTTTTTGAAGTCAGTGAGGAAAGCGCTGGTATTGGCAAACTCGACCACGCGCTTCACCTGTTCGGGCGAGAGCTGAGCCTGCTTCACCGTCTCAGTAACAGACTCGGTCAACGTGCTGTACTTTCCATTGCCCCAGTCTGCGGCTGCGTGCTTGCCCAAGACCTCAAGGAACTCGCCGGAGTGCGGCTTGGCGTGGCTCTGTTGATAGAGTGCGCTAGAGGGTAGATCGCTCATTGTTCTAGCGTACCGCGTAGCACCAGTATTAGTCTAGCTTGCATGAGACCCAGGCGCCCAGCAGGAAAGTGCTCTGTTAGTAGCTGCCCCAGTCCCGCAGCTCCTCATAGAGACATGTGCATGCGCTGCTACAACGCTGCGAATTATGCTGCGAACAGGGAGTCCATTATCGCCAGAACTCGAAAGAATCAGAGCAAGCGTGAGGCGCTAGTACGCAGCTACACCACAAAAGAAGTAGAGCGGCATGGGCTAGAAAAGCAGAATACGCACCTCACCGTGCGCGCAATGTCGCTACTAGCACTATCTGCCGCACGTACGGCAGAAGCGCGTGTAACAGAACTCATGACGCATCTGGGATTGAACGCACCGGCACTTCCACGCGACGCCGGTTCAGTCATTGTCCTTGTAGAGGACCTACTGAGACCAACACAGTACGTACTGACGGTAAGCCCAAACTATCTGCGCTACTGGGGCGGCGTGTTCTTCGGACTAGATCAGCTCTACCTGGAAAGTGTGGGCATTCTGCTGGAGAACGACGAGCCATGGAAAGTCTTCTGCGACTTCGCCAACAGACTTACCTACTCGCTGCACACAGAAGGGTCTGAGGCGCTGAAGCGATCAGAGGAGCTGCAACTCGCGGCAAAGTATCTAGCTGCGGCGAAGGGGCACCTATGGCACGTGGCCTATCTGTTCTGCAGACGCGTGTACAACGGCAGAACTGCAGACGCCATATTTGGCGGCAGGCCTACGGCTGTGAGTGAGTTACATACGCTACTGCTGCGCTGAGTTGACTACCTAGAACGTAATGCCGTAGGAGCGCTAGCCTTGATCCAGAGTACCGTTCCAGTTACCGCGCAACGGCCCGACTCCATCAACCTCTCTCTGCGGCATTATGACATCTGGACGAGAGACGACAATCATTGACGCTAAGAAACAATAGAGCACAGCATGAAATGAATCGTCTGGTGAGTCTGGCCTGTGCCTATACTGCACGGCGCGTATAGTCTCATTGAACTCCGAATAGAGATTCAAAAAGTCATTGGCATACGGATCTTCGAATTCCTCCCATCGGGGGAACTCCAATTGCTTGCGCTTTACCGCATTTAGAATATCACTCATCACCTCAGTACGTACGACTTGCCAGCGCCTAAACGCGGAATTCCACAATAGCTTCTTTCTACCTCTAGAGAGATATTGATAACTCTGAACTCGACGAAAGCCGAATTTCCTAACCAGATGGTCTCTGCCGTGAAAGCCGCCACCGTAATCAATGCCGATCACACGCGCATTGAAGTAACTAAGCATCTCATCGATCTTCCTAAATTGCGGGACTGGGTCTACGTCCTCGCCAGTAAAGCGATGGATGTAGAATATCCTGAACTTGCTATCCACGTATGCGCCTAGGCACAGCACAGTGTAGCTGTTCTCTCCTGTACCCCAATCAATTCCGGCGAATACGCCGTTGTCTTTGCCGATTGCCTTGTACTTCTCCAAATCGTCAGGGTGCATACTGACAGTGGGATTACAGCACTCCCTAACTTGTTGTCGCGTGAGTGGCCTGAGCCCTGAGTCGTAAGAGATTCCAAGGACCTCGTTGTAGAATTTAGACCGTGAATACCGGGAGTACTCCATGTACGTATCTTCCCAGCTCTTCCATGGAACCATCAGCTGCGACACGCGAAATGCCTCAAAGATACCTGCGTCCTGCATGCGCGCCCATTGCGCATCAGGGTGCATTGGATCTATGAGCTGATGGCACTTCTCGCAGGATAGGCCTCTCTTCTGAATGTTCTTCTCACCTAAGATATTCCAGTACCTACCGCCCTCCCCACCATGCCTATCACAGGGGACGACCCACTCCCCCATCGTGCTCATAGGCCTACCCTTGGCGGTGCCTGAACGGTAGTACTCCAAAACATTGTCTAGGCCTTTCGGTGTGCCGGCGTATATGAAACGCTTCATGTGCTCAGGTGCGTGGCTAGACGCCTGCTCGATAACCGGAACGCAGTCCGATAGAATATCCTGGAATTCATCTAGTAGAATCGCGTGCGCAGGTATGCCTCTAGCCCTGTCCGCGTTTAGGAACGCGTAGCGTAGTACGATCTTAGAGCGATTGACGAACTGTTTTTCGAAGACGTTTTGCTGTAGCAGAGTTGTCGTATAAAGCTTCAGCACCTCGCTGGTTTCGAGTGGCTCTTTCACACGGTCCACAGAAAACGTCTTTGTCTGCGTTGCAGATGGCGATACGTAAAGCGTCTTGAATGCGGGTATCATGCATGAGTAGGTAATCGCACGGTTGCCTAGTAGGGTCGACTTTTCTACTTGCCGCGCGCAGCATAGAAGTATTCTCTTTGAAGGGGAGTCGTATAGCCTTCGCATGTGCCTACGCGGTGAGAAATCAAACGCATCGTAGCCTGGTCGATCCGTACGCGGCATACGGAATGCGAATTCCGTGAACTGCGACGGTAGTATCGGCGGTATGGCCGGTAGCTCCTTCACCTTCCGTTCTATGAAACTGAAGTCCTCAAAAAGCTCGGGCTCCGGTATCCACGGAGTACCCTCATAGGACAGCCGAATCTCTTCGTCGCTGAGCTCCGGCTCATCCTCCTCTAGTTCGCGGTACCCTGAAGGTCCGACTGCGTGATAGATAGTGGCCATGGCTCAATCAGAATTGAAGCGGGCCGATAGTCCGCAGGAACTGCTCAGCAGTATGCATGGTTACGTACAATCTGCAGGCGCTATCTTCGGACACGAGATGCGCTGCGAGCCCTCTGGGGAAGGCTTTGAGTGCGCACTCTCTCTCGCACCGGGTGAGCTGCTGCCGGCTACGCACAAGGCGCTCACATCCCTGATGCGCGAATACGTCAGAGAGAGCGGATGGAAGACGACTAGGCTGAGCTTGAAGAGGCACTACATAGCCTTGGGCATCTCACCATCAAGAGCCGCATCCAGCACCTCGAAGAACTTGTAAGCGAACCTGTGTGGATCTAGCAGCTGCCCAAAGCCAAAGGCGCGCATCCACCAAGACGCTTTTTCTTCTGTGTAGGCAGCCTTCAGCCTAGGGAAAGTTGCGTTGAAGTAAGTCTCCGCCGTAGACGAGAGCGCGTTAGGGAATAGCTCCAGCCAATACTTACTCGGGTTTGGCAGCTTATTGATCTCGTCATTCGCGTAAAAGTGGAAGACGATATCGCCCTCTGTGATTGCGACCTCAGCACGGAAGGTCGTGTATTCCGTGATCTGAATGAATTTGATCGGTAGAACCGGTAGATCTACCGGAGCCCCATCAACCCTCTGCTCCCCCGTCACTACCGACGCCACCTTCTCCGGCGACAAGAGCTTTGCTTGTGTCATTGTTGTCCTCAAGCGGCGCTAGGTCCACAGTATGCTTACCAGCGCTCAGTTGGTGAATGGAGGGCAGCGCCCTCGTCTCAGTTCGAAGCGCGATTGCCCGCAGCTGATCCTGCATCTGGTCTTCTGGCTTCGCAATCAGCTGTAACATCTCCTCAAGCATCC